CAATCTCCTTAAATTCTTTATATTTGTATCTGTATAGAATAATATCATCGAGAGTGCCATCCTTGTAGACATACTCAAAGTCTACCATATACTGCCAAGGGTGTAGATATCTCTTGTTGCCAAATATATCTTCAGCAATTTTGAGTGGTGATGTCTCATCATCCATACCTGGTAGCAATGAGTAAACCCATCTTGCTTGATCTACAGTCAATAACTCTGCTTTGATCAGTGACTCAATGTGCTTATCAGAGACCTGATCATATCCAACATGGATCTTCTTATCAAGTCTGTTTCTTGCTCCCCACTCATTATATCTACCTTCATATTCAGTGACCCACTCTGTATATGCACATCCAATCACAATGTTTACACTTTCTTCACCGAAGAAAATATCAGGTTGAGACCAGTTCTTCAGTCGTCTCAAGTATTCTGCCATCTTAACAGCATCACCATGTGCTGATAGATCAAATACCCTGCTGTGAACACCAAGATGAGTAGGTACACCCTCAACATCATGCTTGAATCCCATAAATGTAGGGTGATACTGTTGCACATCAACAACAGCCTTCATCATCTCACTGTATTGTTTGACTAGATGAGTGGATCTGGTTTGCTCTTTGAAATACTTAATGCTGCTGTTGAAATAGTTGTACCCCAAGTCTCCCACAGGTCTAACAAACCTAGTAGTATATCCAAGGTGTGTATCACCATCATAATCGACAGTGAATTTCTTTAACTCATTTCTAGCAGGTTCATGATATTCTTTAAGGAAAGGAGTATAGTCTAGAGCCGCGTTGAGTCTTTCCTTGACAGGACTGGATAACTCTGGTTCATACCTATCTTGTACCAAACCAGTATACAACCACGGCATGGTTGCAGAAGAACAGATACGTTCTTGACGGAAGATACTATACTTCTCTACTTCAGTGTAGCGGTCAGAGAATATCATTCGTTTGATTCGATAATTTGTCCTAACTCATTGTATAATGCGTAGAAGATATATTGTGCTGGTTCAGTACACGTTGCTTGAGACTCTGGGAAACTATCCTCCAGGAAGTCTACAACACCGTCCAATGACTCCAACTCAATTAGATTATATTCAGACATATCCATTTGAGTCCACAGATCCAATGGTAAGATGCCTTTGTAAATCTCTCTAGACTCATTGATCTTTGCTACATCATCAGTATTGTTCCAACCATATGCTCTGATGTAGATCATAGGTACACCGCGCAGGGCAACATGCCTACCAATACTGGTAGAGAGATCATAGATTTGATAGTTCTGGTTAATCATTTAAATAATTTCCATGCGATTGTGACTCTCAAACCTTTGTACGCTCTATTCACATCTGTTGATGAGTGAAATACAGAACCAGGGAAATACACTGCTCTGTTAGGTCTAGGGAAGACAACAGTTAGCATCCCATCACCATCATAGAATTGTGTACCACCACCCCAGTTTTCATTCCACTTCATGTTGGCATAGAATAGAAATGTTCTGCCATTGTCCTCATGTGAGTCTTGATGGAGTGTTCCAGGTTGACCATATGTGGCACCATTGGCATACACACGTTCTAGTTGTAAAGAGTCATCTCCTACAGTTTGTCTTATCTTATTTAGAAGATAGTCGGAGAAGAATAGATCCTTGCTGAAGTCAATGTACCAGAACGGAGTCATGTACATTCTACGAGGATCCTCATCATTGAGTGACCCAGATCCATAGTTCCAGTTGACTAACTTTGGTTGCAGGATATCATTCTCTTCAGGAGTCAACCAGTCTTCATATTTAATCAGATCGTCCATACTCACGCAGTATTAGATATCTAAAGTTAGACAATGCTTTGCCAATCTCAATATACTCTAGATCTTCTTCATTGTTATCAAATTTTGGAAGGAGATTCTTCAGTATATTATTACACGACAGAGAATAGTCAATACAAAGATTGCGATGAAAACTATCTTTGATCTCTGTCTCCATCCACCCCAGCATAACTTTACGCTCACCTTTTGTGACAGGTGCAACTCTATGCTGTAAGTTAGAGTCGTAGATAATGAACTTACCTTTCTCTGGTTTAGTAACTACCTCAACGTTTCCAACCTTGATGATCAACTCACCACCCTCAAAGTCATCATTGAGATAGACAGTGTAGTTTAAGTTCGGAAATACTTGTCTGATAGGATAGTTGTCATTATGATATCCATACTCATCTCCCTCTTTATACCAAGAGAATAGAGGCACAGAGTGTTTGGTGCCCAGAAACATATTATTCAGAACTTTACTCTGTTTTAGGTATGGTTGTACCGTAGAACAATAGTTGGACCAGAGATTGTTCTGGTCCATCTGAAGATTCTTTTTTATCTTTTCTGGGTTAGTATTGTTTCCACTGTGGAACCATTCTTCGTCCCAATCTTTGCTAATGTAATCAATGACTTCATTAGGTATAATGTCACTCTTCTCCCAAAGCATCTATCTCTTCCTGTGTGTATAATGTAGTGTAATCGATACCGTTGTCAACAAACTCCTCACATCTCATCATCTGCATGATCTCTTTAGTTAGATCACCAACAACACGTCGTGACTGATTCCATTTAGCAGATAGTTCACTGATGTTAGTGATTCTACTCAAGATCAAGTCTGTTGATGCATCAGTGTCTCTCTTCACAAAGCAATCATCTGTGTCTAGATAACCATTCAAACTCTTATCAGCATTGACTCTATCTGGAAACTGCTTGGCAAAGACCTTTGGATCCATTGGCCACTTAAGTTCATTAATGCCCTTAAACCACTCAATGTCAAAGTTCTCCATACCCATTGCTTGAATAGAATCCCAAGCAAAGTATTCTTTACCAATGTCTCTAACTTTTGCTCTCCATTTAATCCAGTTGTCTTTCTCTCCAGGATAGTTGTCAGCAACATCAGGCAACACACGCCAATCAGTTGCATTCAGCATATTTTGCTTTTCAGTAATTCTCTTCGTTAGAGTAGAATCCCAGAAGGCATGCTCTTGAGAGATAGAGGTAATCTTATCATTAATCTGGAATTGATTAACGATTCTTTGTGCCTCCAAGAATGCCTCAACGTTATTCTTTAGAGCGATGACATCATCTTCTGTGAATGCCTTGAACACATAAGATTGGAAGTAACTCTGTTTTGTAGTGAAGTTATACTTCTGCTTTCTCCTCTGTACATTTGCTGTACCATCATTATAGATGGTGATGTACTGAATAGTATCACTTTCAGTATGCCACAACTCACCAAGAACCTCGGTCTTGAATCTCTCTACCAGGTCTGGTTTGAGTTTGTAAGAGGGAGCACCCACTTTCCCCGTAAGTTTGTTAGTAACATTAATACCAGTTTCCACAACGAAGTTGGAAATGAAATCCATTTCGTAGATGGCTCTTCTTACGAATTTTTCTTCTGCCATGGGTATTAAGGGATAAGCGGCGATGGGGTTTTAATATACCATCCAGTTACAATGTATTTATTGTCCTCGCCCATAACCATGTTGCCCTTGTGGACATGAGTCATTGCTGCTGGAAATAATACAACTGTTCCTTGGGTTGGTTTAATCCTTCTCTTCTGGAATCTGAACTCGGTCTCTCCACCCTCTTCAATATCATTCAAGTAGATCATCCACGTAACTTCACGTTGAGAGTATTCGTGCGATGCATTTTCATAATGCCACAGGTGATAACCACCACCAGAAGGTGTTCTCTGAAATTTGATATCAGTAGATACCATTGTCATTCCTTTCAACTGATCATACTCATCCATGTAATGCGCCATACATGACTTCAGGAATTGATTGATCTGTGATGATCTATCAGAAGCATGATAGTTCACCATGAATGATGCATCATGCCTGTTTCCCTTGCCTTTGTACTGCGATCCACCATCGGAAACGCCATACAAACTTTGTGGAGTGCCTACTGCAAGTGCAGCAGTGTTTTCATTCAGAACATCATCTCCATATTTAATCAGTTCTTCACAGAAAGGTCTAGGTACAAATCCTTCCCAGACACCAATAAAATCTTGAAAGTCAGATCTCGTCGCTGCCTTATTCCTCATCAACTCAAGAGGACGATACGGTGCTAATCCCATAATTAATATGCTTTGATAATATACTTAACTTTGTGGAAGTTTTCGACTAGTGGAACTTGTTTGTTCGGTCTAAATGTGACGTTTGGAATAGGTTTCTTAAACGATTCATTTAACGTGAACGTACCACTATTTAGTGCTATGTCCACATCCGATTGTGTGAATCCAATGTTAACCGTGGTGCCAGCGTTACCCAGTCCCTGTCTAGCACTACCAACACCAGCAACGTTACCATAAGAGAAATCAGTATTGATGTCAGTGATAGTTTGTGTTGTCAAGAAGTGACTATGAGTCACCGTAGAAGCATCGAGATCTTCTAACATAATTTGAGGTATGTAAGATTCAACTCTTACTTGTTGCTCATCAACGTCAATAACAGAACCAGAGAGAACACCACCAGCAACTGACTGACCTGGGTTACGACTAGAGGATGCAGATTCTGCTTGGTTTTCCAAGTTATTGAACGGATAAGTAGAACCAGTCCACTCACTACTACCAATTAGTTGCAATCTACTCTTAACACCATTCTCTACATGGTGTGGCCACCATACAGACATGCTCCAATCTTTCGCCCATGCTTCAGTTCCACTGAAAGTGTTGTTGATAGCAGGAGGAAGACTAGGTGCAATCTCTTCTAGATACTCTTCAAACGTTTGACCAGTATTGCCTTGGAAGAATCTTGACATTGTTGCCGAGAATTCACTACCAGCAAAAGCGTCAATCTGTCCTTTCCACCTTGCAGCAAAGTCTGCTGGATCACCTCTATCTTGCCAGTATTCGTCACCCAGATCAGCATCAATCCAGGTAGTTCCGCCGAGGTTCAACATCTCATCGTCATCAATACCAATTCCCCATCCCATGATACGAGCGTTCCATGGAATTAGTGGATCTTGAGCAGGACCAGTTTGTGCAGAAACAACAAAGTGTGAGTGTGCAGGAGTATTTACTCTAGCATCTAGTAGAGGACCAACGATAGCATTAACGTTACCAGTTACATCAAAGTCAACATCTTCAATGATTGCTTCGTTAAAAACAGTTTTAACTGTACCAATATCAAAGAAGATACTCTCGTCAGAACTGTCACCACTACCAATCCATTGCTGGAATGGTGTGTTCTGCTGACCAGTACCAGTTGGGTCTCCAGAAGTAACATCAACGTTGTCAATGTACCACCATCCACCAATATTTCCTGGTTCAAACGCACTAGGTGATGGCAAGAACGCAGATGATCCTGCATTACCATCAACTCTACCAGTTCCTGCTAATTTTCTGTTCCTGTAATCAGGAACTTTGAAGTTACCAGTTGCTGTGTTTGTACTGGAATCCCAATCACCAGTGCCCCCGTATTGATTACCAATTACGAGAAAGAGATCGAGATAGTCTGCGACGTTATATGTTGCACCGTCGCAAGCCAAATACCCAGGATAACGAGAGTCACGATCACCCGAAAGATCACCATATGTATCACTTACCCATGCTGCAGGAGAGGTATTTCTACCAGGACCGAGGGATTGCTTCAGAATAGTAAGAACTGTTCCGATTGCCATTCCATCGTCCTTCGATTCTACCACAACATTGGCAGAATTGGAAGCATCGTAATAAACTCTTGCGTTTTTCTTGGCATACCAGGTGCCTCTCAATTCTGGTGCTGTTGGTTCTGATGCCCAGGTAGTTGCAGACCATGCAAATGTGTTACCACTACCAGTGCCAACAGTAACATTAGTAGTTACTGCATTGTTGAGAGTTGATCCAGTAACTAGGAATACTCTGAATCCTGTGTGTATATCTGGATCAAATGTTACTGGTCCCTCAACTGGTGTAGCAAAGTCAATAGAAATCTTACCAGCACCAGAAGCATCAATCTGAATGGGTCTATTAATACCAGTAACAAGAACAGTAGCACTAGCAACAGACTTGCTTGTAGGTTGACCAGTCAGATTTGATGGTGGTGTGTAGTTTGCCTCTGTATCTGCACCCTGTTCTGTGGTGATATCCCAACTAGAAATAGTTCTAGTTCCCACCTTGATAACCATGCCTGTGGTGGCATTATTATTTGGAGATGACTTGGTGTAGATCTGTAGTTTATCACCATTCTGTACATCAACAGGGAAAGTACCCTTTGAAGTAACACTACCATCTGCTCTGTGTACTCTAACACGAGATGTCAGATAGTTGCTGCCAGGATTAGTAGAAACTAGTGTTGCTTGTACTGTTGTACCAGCACCAAGACCAGTAATACCATTAACAGGTGCGATATTAGATTCAATCTCTGTATCAACTGGTTGATCAGTTACATCAGGGAAACTAAATGCGTCTGGTGTTGTTGATGGGAAGTTACCAGTGGTAACATTCCAAGTAGATAGATTAATACCCTCACCAATAGAGAGTAGCATTTCATTACTGGTATTAGCAGATGTACCAGTATCATATGCTAGTTGTAGATACTGTCCATTAGTAATTGTTACTGTTGTTGTACTCGCATCCCTGAATGTAACTGCCGATCCATTCTCTGCTAGTACATCAAAATTATTATCATCAGTGATGAAATCATTACCATCAGAGACACCAGCCAAACCATTGTTGGTAGTGACCACGAGAGCAGGGGCGTTCAATCCAGTTACTCTCAAAATCTCACTGTATACTCTACTATCAAATGGTTGATTAGTGAGATCAGTAAAGTTAGGGAATGGTTCTGGTACGTTAGGTGGTCTAACAAAAGTAGTGATATTCCACCTTTCTGTTCTTGCACCAACAGCAAGAGACAGGTATGTTTGTTGTCCTTCAGACTGACTAGATCTTAATCTAACTTGCAGTTTGTCAGTATTACTGACAACCATCCCACTAGAGAGTGTAGGAATAGTCCAAGCACCGTAAGCAGTCTCGCCCTGACTTACTCGCTGGACTCTTACTGCAAAATCATTAACACTAGCACTGTAGAAACTAGAGTAAACATTAACAGTTGCTTCTGTGTTTGTGGTTAGACCACTGATGACAATCGGCGGTTCACCTACTCTAGTGCCATCTGCCCAGGTGAATAAAGTATTCTTATCTACATCTTCAAGGTCAGTAAATGCAAATGGATCTGGTGCAAAATCTTCTGGTATCGTAATGATATACCAGAGTGTTGTCTGCTCACCAATTTGAACAGTAACCGTTTGCGTTGTATCCCATGCAGAAGGAGCTTTGAACCTTAAGCGGATCGTTTGTCCTTCATCTACGTATACTGGGTTTGATCCGAATGAAAAGCTCATTTACTGCCCACGATCGTCACTATTTCTGTAGTATTTATCAAGTTTGGCGGACGCTGTACCACACACCACCATCATCAATCTCGACCTGAATAGGTGAAGAAGCTGTGATTTCTACTGGAATGTCAACATCATCAATGACTATCTGTTCACTAGTAACTGTCACGTCAGGTGTAATGACTGGTTCCTCACCAAGAAATTTATCTTCAGATGATGGAATGTCGATAGCATCTGGCATTTGGTCAATGTTGATATTAAATAGTGCTTCCTTTTCAACAAACTGATTGCTACTACCGTATGCTTTCAGTTTTACCTTACCATTACTATATCCTCTGTTGTTCCATCTAGGTACTGTAGCAGAAGATTCATCACCAATCAGTAAATTAACTGTGGTTTGTGATGGATCTGCACCAGTGAATGCAGGATGAGTGATCATAACACCATCTAGATCTGTGTATTCAACTGTCAAATCATATGACGTGACATTTTCAAACTCAAGTGTTGCTTGAAAACCAGAGTCACCCCAGTCAAGTGTAGATGGAATAGTAAGAGTTGCTGATGGTGGTTGGAGAACAGTAAGAG